GGAATGGATCTTTTGTTCACATATCAGAGTTTGAACCTAAACAACCACAATTAGAACCAAAACCTATGAATGGAGATGCAATATCTTTACGTCATGTACGACCAGCTAGAACAGAACCAAGTGTCCCATATTTATTACAAACGGATGCTTTTGAAACGTACGCAGCTGGTTCTGGAATTATAAATGTAACTGCTCCAGGTCACGGAATCACAAACGGAAGTACGAAAAGATTTAGAGGTGCTCCACTTGCTATCACTGCTTCTGGGGGGACTTTTCAATTTACAAACCCACAAAGTTTTGACGGTATATCTGGATCGAATATTGCAAAAGCAGCAGGATATACAATAACTACAGGTATTTATGTAAATGATGCTAGAGATACTAGCGACTATTCAACTGCTAATTTTTTTCATTTTACAGTTGATACTAACACTGCTACAAAAGGAGATGTAAAAGGAGGAGGCGACGGTTGTTCTGTTGGACCCGTTACTTTAACAGCATGATTAAATATATAAAAAAATTATGGAAAAAATGGTTTGGAAAAGAAGAACCAAAACAAGAAGTTAAAATTGAAATTAAACCAACTCATTGTTTATCACATTTAAGATTTAGAAAAAGCTGTCCAGCTTGTTTGGAGATTATTAGATAATGGCAGGATTAAGCGCATCAGGATTAAAAACACAAATAAGAAGCTACACAGAAGTTGACTCTAATGTATTATCTGATTCTGTTTTAGAAAATATTATTTTAAACGCACAATATAGAATTTTTAGAGATGTGCCCATCGATGCAGATAGAAAACAACAAACAGGAAATTTAGTTACAGGTCAAGAAACTATTAACGCTCCAGCAGGAGCAGTTTTTATCAGAGGTATACAGGTATATGATTCTACTTCTGCAGTGACTGGACCTAATGTTTGGTTAGAGAAAAAAGATATAACATATCTTCAAGAATACGTATCTTCTACAGCTTCTGCTAGTAGAGGAAAACCTAAGTATTATGCTATGTTTGGTGGTGGTACAGGAGAGTCAGATACCACATCTGGTAGAATGATGTTTGCACCTGTTCCAGACACTACCTACAAATTCAGAGTACATTATAATGCAGCGCCGGCTCTTTTAGAAAACAATGATACCAACTATATTAGCTTAAACTTCCCTAATGGCTTATTATATTGCTGTTTGGCAGAGACTTATGGTTTTTTAAAAGGACCAGCAGATATGTTGACATTATACGAGAACAAGTATAAACAAGAGGTACAGAAGTTTGCGAATGAGCAAGTTGGAAGACGTAGACGAGATGACTACACAGATGGAACAATAAGACTTCCGATTGACTCACCAAACCCATAGGAGATAAAACATGGCAATAACATCAGCAGTTTGTACAAGTTTCAAAGTAGAACTTTTAAAAGGCGTTCACAATTTTACAGCAACAACTGGTAATACTTTTAAGATTGCCTTATACACTAGCTCAGCGACTTTAGGGGCTAGCACGACTGCTTACTCAACTTCAAACGAAATTACAAATACTTCTGGAACAGCTTACACAGCTGGAGGCGCAACACTTACAAGCGTAACTCCTGCCGCATCAAGCACAACTGCAGTTTGTGATTTTTCTGACGTGTCTTACACTGACGCAACATTTACAGCAAACGGCTGTTTAATCTACAACGATACAGCAACAGGCGATCCTGCTTGTGTTGCAGTTGCATTTGGAGCAGACAAAACCGTAACTAGCGGAACTTTTACAATTCAATTCCCAACAGCGGACGCTACAAACGCAATCATAAGAATAGCGTAAGGAGGTAGCAACGGATGTCCGTTACTAGAACCTACACAGTAACGGTGGTTAGCACCGGTGGCGGTAATAAATATTTTATTGATGGTGTTCAACAAGATACCGTTACTCTTGGCGTAACGGGAACTTTTCGTTTTGATCAAGCAGATTCTTCAAACGGCGGTCACCCATTAAGATTTTCTACAACAAGCGATGGAACTCACAACAGTGGAAGTGAATATACCACTAGAGTAACCACAAACGGAACTCCAGGTTCTTCTGGAGCTTACACAGAAATATCTGTAACAACCGCAACACCAACAACATTATATTATTATTGTTCAAACCACTCGGGCATGGGTGGACAAGCAAATATCGTTTCATCTTCTACATGGGGAGCTTTAAACTGGGATGAAAATACTTGGGGATCAGCTCTTTTAGTCACGACAGGTTGGGGCGCAGAACCATGGAATGATTCTGCATCAACTTGGGGAGATGTAGGAGATGAAATAGTTTCACTAACAGCACCTAGCGCAATGACTACAAATGTAGGTGTTGGCTCTGCTTATGGAGATGGCACTTGGGGTGAAGAACAAGGTTGGGGACAGTTTGTTTTAACTCCAGCGGACGTAGTAGGATTAACAGGAGTTTCTTCAACTTCAAATGTTGGTTCTGTTTCATTTACAATAGATGCAACTTTTACACCATCAGGAGTTGCAGCCACATCTGCCGTTGGATCATTAACTCCAGCAGATGTTATGGGATTAACTGGTCAAGTAGGAACGTCAGCAGTTGGAACTTTAGTTCCAGCAGATGTTATTGGTATAAGTGGGGTTTCTGCAACCTCTTCATCTGGTTCAGTAACTATTAATTCAAGTCCTGTTGTAGTTCCAACAGGAGTTCAAGCCACTGCTTCTGTGGGATCAATAAATCCTGCTGCACTAGTTGAAGGTTTAACAGGTTTATCAGCTACATCTGCAGTTGGAACTTTAGTTCCAGCAGATGTTATGGGATTAACTGGAGTTTCAGCAACAGCTGAAGTTGCTGCTTTTGGCACTGCTTCTGGCTTCGGAATTCAAGCTTATGAAGGTATTGACACGGGTTCAAATTCTTCATATACAAATGTTGCAACTGGCTCAAATACAAGTTATAGTGATGCAGCATAGGAGAAAATAAATGGCTTCAACATATACAGGTTTAGGTGTCGAACTTCAAGCAACTGGCGAAAACGCTGGAACATGGGGAACGAAAACTAATACAAACTTACAAATTATAGAACAAATTTCAGGTGGTTTTACACAACAAGCGGTATCAGATTCAGGAGATACAGCTTTATCAGTAACAGACGGCGGAACAGGTGCAACTCTTGCACACAGAATGATAGAGTTTACAGGTTCTTTAACTTCAGGAAGAAATGTAACTATTCCATTAGATGTTCAAACTTTTTACTTTTTAAAAAATTCAACAAGTGGATCTCAAAACGTAACTTTTAAATACGTTTCAGGTTCAGGAGATACTGTTGCAGTTTCTCCTTCAGCAACAGCTGTTGTTTTTGCATCTGCAAACGATGGCACAAACCCAGATATTATCTCTTTACCATCTGGTGATGTAACACTTACTGGAACACAAACTTTAACAAACAAAACTTTAACTTCACCTAAAATTGGTACTTCTATTTTAGATACCAACGGAGCTGAACTAGCTAAAGTTACAGCTACGAGTTCTGCGGTTAATGAATTTACTATAGCAAATGCTGCTACAGGAAATGATCCAACACTATCTGCAACAGGTGATGACTCAAATATTGATATAGCTATCAAACCAAAAGGAACTGGAGAAACTGTTGTTGGAACTGGAGCTGCAGACGCTACAATAACTTCTAGCGGTGCACACAATCTAGTTTTAGACACAAACTCAGGTACGAATTCTGGAACAATTACAATTACTGACGCAGCTAATGGAAACATTGTTATTGCACCTAATGGTACTGGTGTTGCTCAAGCCGTAGATGGTGGAGATAACACTGCAGCAATTAAAATTGCTGGTAAAGAAACTATTTGGATTCCTGCAGTCGCTATGTATCCTAATACTACAAATGGTTGTGCTGATCTTGCAAAAGTAGAATTATCAAATGGACCAGAAATTAATACGTTAGATTTTGACAAAGATTCAGATGAGTTTGCACAGTTTGCTGTTGCATTTCCTAAATCATGGAACGAAAGCACAGTAACTTTTCAAGCTTTCTTTACCGCAGCTTCAACAGATACAGGGACAACAGCATGGGGATTATCTGGCGTTGCTATAGCAGATAATGATTCTTGTAATACAGCTTTTGGAACACAAGTTGTTGCAACAGCTAAAGCACATAGTGGTACATCAAACGATTTAGACGTAGCAGCAGAAAGTGGAGCAGTAACTATTGCAGGTTCACCGAGCACTGACGAACAAGTGTTCTTTCAAATCTCAAGAGATGTGTCAGCAGATGATTTAAATGCAGATGCAAAATTATTAGGAATTAAATTATTCTTTACTACTGACGCTGCTAACGACGTATAAACTTAATAGGAGGAAAGAGATATGTCTTTTGGTTATAAAGTTTTAGGTTTCGGTTCAGGCGGTGGAGCAGCCCCTTATACAATTTCTTACTTAGTTGTAGGAGGCGGTGGTTCTGCGAATGCCAACAATTCCGGAGGCGGAGGTGGCGGCGGAATGCGAACCTCAACAGCAGATGTTTCTGTAGGAACATCTTATACAATTACAGTTGGAGCAGGAGCTTCTGCAAATACAGCATCCGGCGAATCTAACAATAGTGCATTAACTGGATCTGATATTACAGCTATTGAATCAGCAGCTGGCGGACGAGGCAAAGGGCTATTATCACAAGGTGAAAATGGTGGTGCCGGCGGCGGTAGCGGTGGAAACACTCAACCTGGCGGTGAAGGAAATACTCCAGCCGTATCACCTTCTCAAGGTGCCGATGGTGGTCCTGGACAAACTGGTCCAGCGCCCTACTACGCATCAGGCGGCGGGGGCGGAGGCGGCGGAGGTCCTCAAGGCACAACTCCTCCTATCGGAAGTGGAAGATCCGGCGGGCCCGGTGGAAATGGAACAGCAAGTCCTATAACAGGTTCATCACTTTATTATGGTGGTGGAGGCGGCGGC